CGGCGCGGGTTGCCGCGATGGCACCACGCATCGCCGCCTGCTGTTCTGGCTTCAACAGCGATTCAGCCAGCGTTGTCTGTGGAGATCCAAACGTCATGGCCAGAGAAGCTGCCGCTCCACCACCACCCACCCTGATGTCGGCCTGTGAAAGTTGCTGCCCGACTTTTCCACGGAAGACGCTCGTCCTGGCCGCCGACGGAACGCCCGCCGGGAATGCCGCCGCCATCTGCATCAGGCTCGACCCGCCAGAACGCATCATAGCCCCGACCGCGGAGAACCCGCGGGCTCGCTCCCGCATCCCAAGCTCGGTCCGCACTGCCAGGGCTTGCAGGTTGAGCCCCGACGCAGCGGTCGCAGCCACCACGGCGCCGCCCTTGAGCCGGCGCATGATCTTCTGGCTGGCCAGGTCAGAGAATGCGCCAACGCGGCGCCCCAGACGCCTTTGGGCCGAACGATAAGCAGACGGACGAACCTTGATCCCGCTACCAGCTTCCAACGCTGCCAGCCGTTCCTCGCGAACGGCCCCCTTCGCCGGCGCCAGCCGTCGCAACCGCTGGCTCCACCCCTCAAAGCCTGGCCCTCCAATGGTGACTTTGACGCCCTGCTTGACGACCGCCTCCTGCAACGACTTCTTCGCAAGCTGGGCGTAGAGACCAAGGTCACGGTTCAGCTTTTGCAGGTCTGTCTGGATCGTCAGCATGACAACTACGGCGCAGGAAGTGGCTGAGCCACCGCATTGGATGCATAGTCAATCTCGATCCAGGAGGATGTTGACGCATCCCATACCAATTCAAGCGATTCACGGTGATGGATGCTCCGCTGTGTTGCATGGAGTTTTAGACCTGATCCAGGAACCGAACCCTGATCGTCCAGAATGAGAAAATACTGGTCGCTCCCATTGTGCAGACCCATCAGAAGCAGTCGCTGACCATCCGCGCTCCCTGCGGCCACCTCAGGGAGCGTTTGCATCGTGACGGACAAGGTATGGGCCTTGATCCAAACGACATCGTACGACGACGGAATTGGAGTGGCCGTTCCGAGCACGGTCAGGTAGGTGAATGTCGTCGGTGCTGGCGAACCTCCAGTGCCAGGTCCAACCTTAATCGCCGCAGCCCCGTCCTGCCCAGCGTAGAGCGATTTTCCGGCGTCGTCCCAGGCCAGTTCACCAGTCACGAGCAGCCCTGATCCCGGCACTGTGCTGCCCTTTCTGATGACGATCTTGGTTTCCATCAGAATGTCCCTCCGTTCAACACCTCAAACCCAACGACACGATAGACATTTCCGATGACCAGTAGGATGTCGCCTGCGTCATGGTTCAAACCGTAGGCTGAACCAGATTCGGTGACGCGCAGAGTCTCGCCCGTCACGAGGTTGGAAGGAGGTGGCAAGGTAGCCAGGGTGTAATCGCCACGATGAATCCACGTTCCTTCCGGAAGCACCAGCCGCGGGATGCCAGTAACACCTCGAGATGACAAGCTGTGCATCATGGATTCCTACCACTTGCGTCATTCGTGATCCCGTGAATCTCCGCCGTTGGCCGGACCCAAAACTCCTGCCGTGTGCCGATAGCGCAGCCCACGATCCAAACCACGGCCACGCCTAGAGCCAGGGCGATGATGAGCTTGAGCTGGCGGTTCATCGGCGGCGAAGCATCAGAGCCAGCCCAAGGGACAATAGCCACAGGCTTCCCGGCTCAGGAATAACCGTCACGGATGGCCTGCCATACGATGCCACCGTAAACGGCGCAGACTCGAAGACGGTTGGCGGAACAGGGCTTCCCCGGGCGGCCTCAACGTCAGAAGTGACCAGCCGGAACTGATGGCCAGGGGCGACCATCGGCGTGACGGAAAAGAAGTCAATGTCCTCAACCGGGGTAAAGTCACCACGGTCGTTGTTCATCAGCACGTCAAGGACGATGCCGTTCCATTCAAGGAAGCCGTGCTCGATGCCTCCGGACTGGCCAATCCACATGAACAATAGATCCCCGTCGTAGGCCACGGTGGCAGACCCGTGCCCCTGGTACGTGGGCAGACCGATTATCCCGTTCGTCCATAGGCTGCTATCAGCCCGCAGCATGGCCGCGCAACACGACAGAATCGCCAGACGAACGAGAATGCGCATGGTGCGGTCAGTTCCAGAATCGGCGATAGGCGGCAAATCCAGCCAGCGCCACGCCAACGAGCAGGGCCAGGTGTTTGGGCTCAGGGACCTCGAAAGGCTCTGCGCCCGGGCGGTCAAAGCCGAACCGTTGAGACCGCAGCGCGTAGGCCCCAATCGGATCCCCGGAGCCAAATACATCGTCGCTCAGGTACACCCTGAGCCAAACCTGTTCGGGGAGGTTGCTCTCTTCCTGCCACGCCAGTCCGCCACCGTATGGCACAACGAAATCGTCCATCGCCGTGACAACGAGCCCGGTGCTATCGCGCACGATGTACGCGAACGCCGTCGCCCCGGAAGCCTGAATCCAGGCCACGTCCTTGAGCGGGTCGGCGGTCCAGCCCAGCGACCCAAGCCCGGGGTTAGACACGTCCAGCGGATCGGTGAACAGGTTGGCGCTGTCGCCAGGGCGGAGGATGACCTGCGCGAACGCCTGGCAGGCCAGGGCGACGGTAGCGGTGAGGACGAGCAGTGTCTTCATGGTGCGGACGAGGTTACTGGGGTAGTGATTTTGTCGCCGTTGGGTGACTTCATCGAAAGCCGGCTGGCGACAGCTCCGACGATGACGGAGAGGACGTTGGATAGCGCCGAAGCGGCATCCTCACTGAGTGGGCCGACGCCGAATATCCGCCCCAGCAGCAGCCCGGAGAGGACCAGCGGCACGGTCAGCGCCAGGATGACAAGCGCCCAGTCGGAGGCATTGAAGTGTCGGAACATGGTCAGGGAGTAGCGTCGCAGTTCGTCCTGTCTCAAGGTGCAGGTGCAGCCGGAAAGAGCCTGCTCCAGTTCGTCATCAGGTAGGGCACTAGTTCCACGAGCAATTTGTCCTTGGTGCTGTCAGGCAGACGCTGGATTCCTACTTCGTCCGGCGGAGACCACGGCTGCGGCAATTCCGTTGAGAGAGCAACAACGGCATTTTGTTTCTTCGCCAATTCCGTGACGAGGTTTGTGGTTCCGACCAATACGTTGCCAAGAAACAGCACCGTGTTTGTTCCGGGATCAGCAATGCCGTGGAAAATGACGCCGCCTTTCCCGTTGTTGATGATCGTTCGGCCCGTGCTATACGAGTTGATGTAAACGATTCCGTTTTGACCCTTGATACGGTGTCCGTCGATCACCAAGTCTTCCCAGCCAGAAATGGATGGTTCACCCAGCGATTGTCTTCGTGGGACTGTCAATCGCGCCGACGGCGGTGTGGCTTGAATCTCCGGAAGGTTTCCACCGACCAACAATCGACCGTCGATGCTTCCCCATAGCAAATAGTTGGTTCCATTCGCGTACCAAATGTCGCCTGTGGTGATCTTGTTGGACGCTGCCTGCAACGCCCATGCTGTTGAGCCGAGGGCAAGCCACATCGCGTTTGCATTCGTGTCGTAAAAACGATGGACTGCATCCCGATAGTTCATGTTGAACGCGAGATTCGCTTCCGGGTGGCCATGCATTCCCACGGAAGCCCAGGCCGTGGACGATGGTGCGTTGGAATTGACGAACTCGATGAATGCAGGGCCGTAACGCGAAATGCGTGGCGCAGCATCCACCGTCAGTCCGTACTGCATGTTCGTCCACGCACCTTTGACGAGTCCTGTGACATTCGTCGTCCACTGGTTCCTCAGGAGGGCCTCCTGCCCGAACAATGCCAGCGCAGGGGCCAACAACAGCGCCAGCGCGCCAATAATCTTGATCCAGGCCGAACCGTTCCAGTTCCACTGTTTCATGTTCGTTTGATGGTAGTAAATTGCCGCTCCAGTGGTAATCGTCGGTGGGGCTGTGGGAGGATCGTTTGTTCCACGCAGAACCTCTCCAATTCCGCCACCGCCACCACCACTACCAGTCCCTTCAGACAAATCGACATTGACCAGAACTCGATCTCCAGCCGCGGCGGAAGCCAGAGTCCTGCCGATCAAATATCCATCCGTCTCAAATGGGATGACTTTCCCCTCGAAGCCTGGCATCACCTGTCCACCGGCAACCAGTGATTCCCCAGCAATCAGAGTAAACACCTCGTCCGTGACGGCGTAGGCCACGAATCCCTGACCTTCCAATGCAGTTCCCCCGGAAATCGCAGACGGCGTGTCCAACGCGCCGGCAACGCGATAACGCCCAGGCTCACTGCTACGTAGTAAAAGCCCAGCGGCCGGAATATCAGTATCCGCAACGGCTGTAATGGAGATGGGCATTTGGTCGGATTGGGTTGGAGGTTCAGTACGACTGACAGCTTTGCTGAATCACCTGGCTTTGGGCTTCTTGGTAGTATCAGTCACCTGGGCATGTTGTCGTTGTCCCGTGATGCGATAGCGCCTCGTCGGCTCGCACAGGAACACCTCGGAGAAACGCGAGTCGCCGATGTGCTTACCAAGCTCGGAGCGGACCTCCGAGTATTTGCCGATGCCGCGGAGCATCGTGCTTTCGCCCGAAGCCGCCAAACCGATGATTGCTGCTCGTTTCATGCTGATTGGAGTTGAGATTGAGAAAGCCCGGGCCGCCCACCACGACGGCCCGGGAATCCACACCACACTTCACGCCGGGGTCGCGCTGCTCAGCATTTCGCCCGCCGTGCCGTCGCCCACAGCCGCACCAAACATCAGGTCATGCGCCGCCCAGGTGGTCCGTGTCGCCGTGTTGAACCACACCCGCGTCATCACGGTCAGACCATTCTTGAGCGTGGTCGTTTCCGTGGCGATGAACTGGTTGGCTGGAAGCGCAAGCCCGAGCCCTGACGCCACCGCGATGGCAGTCGTGTCGCAGACGAATCCGACGGTGGCCGAGGTCGCTCCGGTCCAGCGATTCTGCGTGTAGATGCCGTCGAACCCGAAGGCCCGAGCCTCGCCGATCATGAACGATTCCCGGTTGGTCGGGATGAGCTTGGCCAGGTAGGAATGATCAAGCAGCAGGTGCGTGGTCGCGTAATTGCGAGCCGCCGCATAGATGACCGACATATCATCGATCGAGAAGTTTGCCGCCGTGTCGATGGGGATCTGTGCACCAAAACCGTTGTCTGCGGTCGTGCCAGCCACCATCAGCGCGGTGATCGCATCCGAGACGGCGTTGGCCAGATTGTTGGCAGCCGCCCGGCTGAATTTCATCAGCTCGTGGCCCTGCTGCATCTGGTCGTTGGTGATGTGGAAACTGTTCCCGAGCTGGTTGACGACGATGGAAACCGCAACGGCAGTCGTGTCTCCGGACTCCCAGGAAGTCGGGTTCGTCTGGGTCGTTGAACCCACGGTGATCTTTGGAACAAGCACGGTGGCGCGAGGGCGCATCGGGTCCTGGGTGAACCGAGTCGTGAACGCCTCGACCATCGCCAGGCGGTCCGTCAAAACGTCAATCACGCCGTCGCTCAGGTAGCCTGGCACCAGGGCTGCGGCAATCGTGTTGTCGCCACGCGGCGAGTGAATCTTGATCGCGTTGAACAGCTCGGCGTGGTTGGCAGCCATAAACGCCAGGCGCTTAGCCCCGCGCTCGCACTTGTTCCACGCCTCGATGAGGCTGTTGCCCTGATTGCTGACGCTGCCGGCCACCGGGGTCGTGCCGCGGCTGGGGAGCTTGCGCAGCGAGGCCAGGACCGTCTCGTCCGCCAGCGCCTTCTCGCGCCAGTCCTGCGGGTCGATGCCCGTCTCGGCGGCGATGGCGTTCAACTCGTTCGTGATGCGCTTTCCACGCTCCGCCTCGAGCTGGTCCTTTAGCCGGTTGAACTCGGCCACGTCAATGACGTTGGTCGGAGGGGTTGGGGTTGCGGTTGTGGTCGCCGTCGGCGTGGTCGTAACCTCCGCCACGGGAGCCTTGGTTGCTTCACTCATTGTCTGCTCTTTCTGCTTTTCTGCTACTGGCGGAGGTTGAACACCTCCCGTCGGCTCGCCCGGCACACGCCGGAAGCGCGACAAATCAAAGCTGTTCTGCATCGGTTGCTCGTCGGTGATCTCGTCCACCAGGCCGGCCTCCTTTGCGGCGACTCCAAAGAAACTCGTGCCGATGCCGCCGGCCTTCATCAGCGCCCGCATCTCCTCCTTCGTCTTGCCGGACTTGCTCGCGTAGATGCCGGCAATCTCCTCGCCAAGGAACTCGAGCCGGTCGGCGGCATTGCGCAGCACCGCCGCATCGCCCTGGGCGCCAGTCCAAGGTTCATGAATGAACAGCTCGGCCTGGCGAGGCATGACGACCTTGCCGGCTCCCATGGCAATCACCGAGGCGATGCTGGCGGCGACACCTTCGACATGGGCGGTAACTCGGGCGCGTCTTTCGGCCACCAGATTGTGAATGGGAAGCCCGTCCCAGATACTTCCTCCGGGGGAGTTGATCCGGAGCGCGATTTCGTTCTCTTGGGGGATGGCGTTCCAGGCTTCGCGGAATCCCTTGAAGGTAACTCCGGACTCGTCCCAGTAGTCGCGTCCGATTCGGTCATAGATCAGGACCTCCGTCTTGCCGGGCTTCGCGTCGAGAATCTTGAGCCAGTCAGGCGTTTGCATTGGAGGTCTCCTCGTCGTCTCGCGTGGTTTCGCCATCCGCTTCGTCCGGGTTGGCGGTCCCGGTGGCCGGCGGCTCAGCCGTGGCCTGCGTGCGTTCCTTCAGCAGCACCGAGATCTCGCTGGTGTCCAGATCGTACTCGTCGGCCAGCTCCTTGATGTAGGCGGCCTCCTCGGCCCGTTGGCGCAGCTCCTGGCGGTAGTCCAGTCCCAGTGCCGCGTAGGAGCGGTCGAATGTGCTGGCCCCGCCGGCGATCTCCTCGAGCATCGCCTTCGAGTTGCGCCCCACGTCCACGTTGACGGCCCGCGGCGGGGTCACCCGGATGTTTTTCCAGTCCGCTGGGGCGTCCACCAGGGCCGGCTGGGTGTAGCGGGCCCAGCCCATGGCGTACTGGTAGATGCGCAAGACCACCGCCTGCATCACGGCGGAGCGCAGCTGGAAGAAGCTGGCCGCGGAGTCAATGGCGCCGCGGTACACCGTGCCCTGCATTGAGTCCGGGTACACCAGGACGTAGGGGATTCCCACCGCGGCGCAAACCTGCTCGTCGAGGTAGCGCCAGTAATCGCGGGTCACCACGGATGGCCGGGCCGTGGCGAACTGGTTGTATTCGTCCCCGGGCCGGAGAATCACCTTGTCCTCACCCAGCACGGAGTCGTAGTAGGCCGCCCGGTCCACCGTCATCGTGCCGCCAGTCGAGGTCGGGATGCTCTGGGTGACGCGGACCGCCTGGAGCGTCGCCGGGTTGAACTCCTCGGGCGTCGTCTTGATCACCTTCGAGGTCTTGGCGGCGTCCTTGGCGGCCCCCATCTCGAGTATACGGAGGTCGTCCAGGTCGTGGAGGGTGTTGAGCGCGGCGTGCAGGAGGGGGATGCCGCGGAGCTGGCCCGGGCGGGACGGCTCCCAGATCGGGATGACGTACTGCGCGGCAACTTCGGTCCAAGTGGATTGCGTCGTCTTCGTCGGCTGGCTGGCGATGTAGTACGAGAGCGGGCGGAGCGTCTTGGGGTCAACGCGGATGCCGTCGAGAACGTTGGGGTCACTGGCCAGGTCCGGTGGCGTGCTCACCAGGTGCGCCTCGATGAACTGCAGCCGCGGCATCCCGCTTTCGCCGCGCACTTGGAGGACGAACTGCTCCCCGTCGATGAACCACCCGCGGGCGCCCATCGCCAGCAGACTGCCGAGGGGCTGGCGGGAGGAGATGTCGGGAAGCTCCGTCCAGTACGCCCACCACTCGGCCGCAGCCTCATTCCACGCTGCATCCGAGCTTGCCGGCTGAACCACCAGGCCGGAGCCCACAGTGTATTGCTCCCAGAGGTCGGCCAGTTTGTTGACGATGGCGGAGTTTTTCTCGAAGTAGCGGCTCTTGGAGCGGAGCTGGTAGAGGGACGCGTTGCTGGCGTCAAATCGGGCTGATTGCAGGCCGGCGCCAGGCAACTGCGAACGGCGTGGGGACCAGTGCGCCGCCTCGTAGTAGTCCCGCGGGGCAATCAGTTTCGCCAGGGAGAGGCGAATGGAGCGCAACCAGCTCATGCAGATCGAAGAAGGCTGAAGTCGTTGCGGTAGGTGCGCGCCGGCTGAAGTTGAAACAGCATCTCCTTGAGGATGTCGGCGTCGGTCGTTCCGTCGGGCATGGACTCCTTGACGGCGTAGTAGAGCGTCAGGAGCGATTCCCACATCTCCATGTAGGACTGCGGGCTGGAGGCGCCCTGGTTGGGCTGTGAAAAACTGACTGAATGGCTGTTTGCCGCGCTGGCGGACACGACCTGGCCCGTGCCAGCCCCGGCGGCGGCGCTCGCCCGGTCATAGGCCGCCTGGAGGCACGTCTCCAACGTGGACGTGCATGCGGACGCCACCCGGCGCAGCTCGCCGCGCATGACGCCCACCGGGACGGAGAGGAAACTTTCCGGCACGCCTGACGGTCGGCACGCCGTCCCCAGAAACACGAATGCCATCCCGCGTCAGGGGATGGCATCTGAGGACAACGGCGGCAGGGTCCGGCCTACTGGCCCTCGGTCAGGCGGCGATACCAGCTCTGCCGGCGGAGGACGGCGGAGGCGTAGCGGGTCGTCTGGTGGCCGGGAAACTTGACCTTCGCCTCGCTCAGGCCCGAAACGGACTCGATGCGGGACACCGTGCGCTCGGAGACAGAAAGGAGCCGGGCAACATCACCGCGCGTCAGGGCTTTTTGTTGGTCGGACATAGGCCAAGCTTCTGCCCGAGAATCTGCCAGAGATCACGCTGGCACTCAAGCGGAAGACGCAGCGCGGCGGCCATGACGCGCTCCAGTGGAGTCTTGAGCGTGGGCACAGTCAGTCCCGCCGCCCGCTCGGCATCGCGGACGGACTTGAACTCGCTGGCGTCCCACCGTGCGGCAACGGCTGGATAGTCCCGACGGAGCCGGGCGATGCGGTAGGCGGAGTTGTTACCTCCCTTGATAGACATTCCACTTCCAGAAATGGAAACCCTACCACGTCCAATCTGGCCAGGCTTGGCAACGACCTTCCCCGCCGTAGCCGCAATCCTCCGGTCCTGCTCCAGCTTGAGCCGCTGGGCCTCGGCGCGGGCGTCGAAGTCTGGAATCAGATCCCGGCAGATGGCCAGAGCCTTCGGCCCGTTGGCCCGTGAGGAAACGAGAATGCTCTTGATCTGGTACAGAGACTCCATCCCAAGGCCTTCCCGGTAGGGCTTGAGCAGATAGCTTTCGAGCGTCTCGTGCGTGACATGCTTCTCGTCCGGTGGAAGGCAGTACTCCCGCCACAGGTCTTTGCGCCCCGGAACGGTGGATGCCCCGTTGACCATGATGCAGATATGCAAGGCCAGGTTGTTATGACGGTTGCGCTCGTCCGTCATGTCAACGGAAGCGTCGTTTACCAGTTCGCCGATCTTGATGAGGTCCGCGCTCATTTCTCGTGCTCGGTGAACGGCTCATTCTTGCAAATCGCAATGAACCAGCGGCGCAGGAACTCATGGCGTTTTCTGAGTATGTCCACCGGAGTCATCCGGTCTTTGCGAGAAATGCCAACAGCGCGGTTTGCCCGGTTGTTGACCTTCCTGTAAAGCTCATCATCCCCGTCACCGTTTTGCCTCATGCGCGCCACGATGCGATTGACCAAACCGTCGTTCTTGGAACTCCATGCTTCGTCGAACTCCATCACCGGAAACAAATCCCCACTGCCAGCCTGGGCTTCGCGGGCCGCGGCAATCGCCAAGGCCATCGGCAAATGCGCACGCAAAACCGGGTGTTTCTGAAAGAATAACTCCCCGAGTTGAAGGTCCATTTCCTCGCGCCCACGATAGATGACAGACGCCTCCTTGCCGGTTGTCTTGACGTTCAGAATCTCGTTCTTCTCTTCCCCGGGAGGCTGGCCATCTCCACCATCCTCGGCGATGTAGGCCGCATCCACCATCAGTTCAATGCTTTTGGCGAAGCCAAGCAAGGCGATGTGCCCAGGAATGATGACCCTGGCACTTTGCGCCTTGCCCAGCGAAGACTGCCATCGGACAAAGCGCCCCACGAACTGACGAAAGAACATCTCCGTCAGATAAGGTGTCGCGTACAGCCCAACCCGAAATCGCTTCACATCCACTCCCTCACTCACCATCCGAACCGTGATCACGATGTCGGTATCATCCCTGTCGAGCCGCTCGATTGCCGCATGAGCCCCGGGGGTGTCATTGTAGATTTGCTCGATCTTCATGGAAGGAAGGGCTGGCGAATTAAGCGCCATGCGTTTGAGTAACTTGCCAAGCCTGTCCCCGTGGTCCTTGTCTTTGGCCACCACCAGCATTGCCGCACGGCGGTCCGCCTTTCGCAATTCCGCCAAGCACTTCAATGCTGAAAGGCAACAGGCCTCCATAAACTCACCGTCCGGATCAAGCAAAACACCAAGCCGGTCAGTCTTGTTTTTGTTCGCCAGGTCAACGCACTTTTCCCAGGTCTCACCAGTAGCCATGCTGCGATAGATCACATCGGCCTTTCCCATGACCTTGACGAACTCCACAGGACGGCAGGCCTCATCGCGGATTGCTTCGGAATAGCTGTAGTTGTAGGTGGGCAAAACGCGTCGGACCTTTCGCCCATCATCGTCGTAGTCCTCAACACTTTCGCACATACAGATCGGCTCGCCATTACTGCGGAACGGGGTCCCGGAGAGCGCCAGCGTTCTTTCGGCCACCTCAGCGCATTTATTCAGCGCCGCGCCAAATTGACGGTATTCCTCCTCTGTGGTGTGGTGAACCTCATCGGCAATCAGGAGCGTTTTTCGATTCCGCAACATCCACTCCGAAAACAACTCCGGGTCCTTGAGTAACTGGGCATAGGTGATGGCGATGACGTGATACTCCACTTCCTGTCCGCGGTCCCTACGCCATCGGAGCGATTCGTTGTCGGCGTCGTAATGCACTTTGAACCCGAACTGCCCGACTTGTTTTCCCCACTGGCCCTTGATGTTGACGGTTGGCACGACAATCAAACCCTGTTCAACAGATCCCAACGTGAACTGGCGGCGCATGGCGTGACAGGCAAACAAGGTCTTTCCGGAACCCGGGCAGGCTGCAATCAAAGGACGAGCGGAAGAGCCTTGGAGCCATGCCTTTTCCAAATCCACGATTGCCAGCTCCTGCCACTTTCTAAGAATCGGTGTGCTCATGGTGATTGGACTTCTTCAAGTTGCATCTCGAACACAGGGCCTGCCCATTTCTGAGCACGGTGATACCGCCAGCGGAAAACGGTTGGACGTGATCGGCGTGGAAGCTCGCGGAAAGCGCCTGGCCGCAATGGGCGCAGGTTCCACTTTCCAGAAGGTAGAGATACCTCCGCTCTCGGGGAGAAAAACGACGCTTCATAATCGCCGCGCCTGGTAAGACGCAACGCCCCGACCGTGCCACAGGTCTTCACCCCGGACAATCACATTCTGTGGACAAGTCTCCACCGCGCCCCCCGCGGTCGCGCGCGTCACGGCATCACCTTGGCCCGTGCGCCCAAGCCATCACCGCCCTCGATCCGCAGGAGTCCCAGGCATCCCGACCGCCTCCGGCATCTCGAATAGCCCGACGTAGGCCGCCCCCACGAGCTGGAGGACCTCGCAGTCGAGCAGATGGTTCGGCCAGCGTTTGTGGCGCAGTTCCCACGTCCACCGGGCCCGCCCGCGATGGTGGGTCTTGAGGACCAGGGTTTCCCCGTCCAGGTGCTTCCAGTAGGTCTCAGTCGCCACCTCGGGCCGGACGCTCCACTTGTGCGGACCCTTTTGCCGGCGCAGGTCGGAGAGCACGTCCTTAAACCAGTCCGCGGAGAACCGGAGCAGTGGAATCCGGAAGCGGCCAGCCAGCGAAGTCCCCCAGAACGGCTCCACCCCATCCTTGGTTTCCGTCCACGGCACCATGCCGCCATGCCGCCCCGGCCACAGCTCGCGCCCGGGGAGCCCCTTGGTGGACAACCAGCCCACCCGCCACGACCCCGCCGTCTCCGCGTGCTGGGCGCAGTGCGAGTACACCTCCTTGTCGCTCCGGGCTCCGAACCCGGAGTCTACCAGGACGCCCGCATTCGGGATGCCGTGCTCGGCCTGCTTGGCTTCAATCTCCTCCCACGTCGTCAGACGACCGGCGTCAATCGCCTCCGAGTCCCCGGCCAACCAGACGCGGACCACGAACCAGAAGCAATCGTGCTGGCAGTCCACCGTGAGCAATTTCACGGCGCCGGACGCATCGGCTGGGACCCTTTGGGTCACCAACTCGTAACGCTCGCGCCCGATGTCCTGCCGCACAAACGGCTCTGCCAGGCAGCCGTTTACGAAAGCATGGATGCCGGCCAGGGTCGCTTTGCTCTGGAGAAACTTGACCGCCAGCCGCCCCCATGCGGTTTCCGGGCCCGGGGCGTATAGGCTCGACAGATGCCGGCTCACGAATCCCGCCGCGCTCTGCGATGCCGTCGCCTGCCAACGGCCCCGGGCGATCATCCCGGGCTTCTGGATGTCGCGGATCAGGCCGCGGCAGTGCGGGCAGACGACGTGAGCCGACCGCTCGACCAGATCCAGGTCCCATGACCCATCCGACCGTTTGGCGGTCTGATCCCAGCTCACAAAGCCCTCGTCGCCCCGCAGAGGGAAAACGGTGTACTGCTTAGACCACGCCAAGAGCATCTCCCCGCCGCAGTGCGGGCAGGGCAGGAGGTAGCGCCGCTGGTCCCCCAGCTCGAACTCCCGCCAGATCAGCCCCTCCGCGGTCGTAGGCGTGCTCGTTTTCCAACGCTGCGGGCTGGGCTGGTCCTTGGTGCGTTGCTCAGCCAAGGACACCGCGTCCGCCTCGCCGGCCCCGCCCGTGTCGAACTTGTCCACCTCGTCCAGGACAATACGCCGGCACGGGTTGCTGGACAGGTTCGCTGGGGAATTGCTCCCAACGAAGTTGATGGTGCTGGCCTGCAGGACCATCTCCAGCATCGAAAACTCGTGCCGCCCGGCGCCGTGCGGGATCAGGGCCGCCGTGGGCTCGCTCCGGCGAAGCATCCGGGCAAACCGTTGGCGGGAGAACCGACGGGCCAGCCCCAGTGATGGCATGACCCACAGGAAACCGCACGGGTCGTGGAGAATGCACCAGGCAACCCCACCCATCAGCGTCCCCGTCTTACGCGTCTGGCTGCCCCACACGAGCACCTCATCCTGCACGTCCGTCCGGGCGAAGTCCTCGAGCACGTCGGCGATGTACTCGTGGCCCGCCAACTCGAATGGCCCGTGGTTGCTCGACTCGTCAAACCGGAGAGACCGGGCACACCACTGGGCAACCGTTTCGCCCGTCGGCACGTCAGCCATGCCGGCACGCCAAGCGCGGTCAACAGCCTCAGGCCCGGCACAGGTCAGCTTGCGCATGGCTCTTTGGATGTGCGCAGGTAGTCGTCCCGCAGAGTCTCAAGGGCCTTGCGGGCCGTCTGCGGGTCAGCCGGATTCGCCCGGGCGGCGTAAATGGCCGGACAAGCCACGATAAACGCCCGGGCGGGCCCCGTCAGGTCCCGGACGCGGGCCTCCATCGTAGCCAGCGGAATCAGGTCGCCAGCCAGCTCTCGGTTACGCAGCTCCTGGGCGTCAGCCTGGGCCGCCGTCAACCGCCGCTTCTCCTCAAACAGCGGCTCAACCCGCTTTCCACGCTTGCGGTAGTGCCGAAGGAGCGCCCGGACGGTTCCAGCCCGAGGCCAACGCCCATCTTTGGGTTTGGGGATGTGGCCCTCGCTC